AGAATCTGCTTTACAAAAGTATGAAATGAAAAGCATTAGTAAGCCAAAGAAAACTCCTATACAAGAACATCCAATGGATTTTCAAACATTGCAAAATGCAGAAGTGTTTATCATGGATGCAGAATTAACTTATCCTGTTACTGCCTCTACTACAACTGTGTTTTCTTCTGCTGTAATATCAAGTTCATCTGCAGGTTCTATATTAAAAAGTTCTTCTAGTTTTTTTGTCATACTAATAGTTATCCTTAGCGTTTACCGTTGTGGAAAATATCATCTTCTGTAACTACTCTAAAGCGTAAACCTTTGTGCTTTGCCCACTTTGCAGCCGCTTCCCACTTTGCGTGGTTAATAGCAATGGCAAGTTTTTCTTTTTCTCTAGTCTTTTCGGTAAGCATAGTTTGTGATTTTGGTTTAATCTCAATAAGTTCAGCATGCTTGTTGCCACGCTTGTCTTGATATACTACAACAAAATCAGGCACATACACTGTGCCTTTTCCTGTGAGAGGATTACGATAGGGTATTTGTATACCTTCACTTGCCCAACTTATTACACTAGGATTATTGTCACAGAAGCGCATAAAGGCGTGTTCCCATCCACTGCGATATCGAGGTGCTTTGGTTCCACTGTATTTTTCTGTATTTGTAATGCTATATACGCCATTAGCATATTTGTTACGACTAAACATCTATGCCACCACTTGGCGGGCTATATTCTCATTTGGACTTATTTCTTGTTCATACCCAAGCAGACTAGTTGTTCTCCTACTTAGATTAAGAAAAGTTGGGATTGCACTTTTTAGATCGCCTGTTTTTTCAAACTCGTTAATAATATCAACTATATGTATATTAAGTTCGTTTGCTGCTTGGATAACCGCTGCAGTAAGTGCTGCCGCCGCATCTTCATTTGCAGTACGATTAACGAAGAAACTTTTTGCAACTTCATATTCATTCTGATTCATGCTAATAGGCGCACTAAAATAATTTACAAAATAATCTTGTACACGTTGATCAAAATTATCTGCGGGATCTATTAATGGTAAATTTGTTACTTGTGACATTATCGGTTCAGTTTACTATCTATAAAGTTATCAATTGTTCTAACAGCATCACTTATTCTGCTTGGATTACTTATGGTGCCGCGGTTGCTAGGTATTTTCTTAGCATTACCAACATCGTTGGATGCAGTATTATTTGGTGAACCAAAATTACGTCCTATAGATTTACCTCCACTGGATATAACATTAGCAAAACCAGTGCCTGTAGTATCTCCCTGTTCATTTACTCCAATCAACTCTCCCAGATATGCACCACCAACTGCTTCAACAACGCCAGTTACTGGTACCAGTATATTACTAGTAAGTTTTTTACCCGTTAGTAAGTTGTTAGCAAAAATTGATATAGTATCTGTTAAAACGTTTCCTGTGTTAAATCTTTCTTCATTGTATATTATTTCTGCATCTTTGATAACACCAATGACATTACCATTAAACAAGTCAGTGGCTTCCTGACCTGCAACACTTCTAGTTTGTCCTCCAATGAATGCTTCTGTTTGTGGATTACCTTCAGTAAGATCACTTACTTCTACATCATAGTGTATATCAGCAAAGCCGCGCGGCGTAATATCATTTACAAATCCAGTTGCATATTTCACAGTTTCATACGCTAATTGCATAATATTTTCCATCGGGCTACTGTTTGCATATGCATGACTATCGTGGTTAAATGCAGTAATCATAGGATTTACAAGAGTGTATTCAGCAAACTTGTGATTGTGCATACTGTATATTTTTATGTTTTTAAAGAAACGTTTATTGCCTCGCTGAAGTCCCCACTGTTGTTGCACACGATTACTGTATTTGTCATATGGGGTATAGGCATTACTATCTAAACTATAAGTTGGATCAGCATTGTAGAAAATGTAGTACTTGTGCCACATTGTTCTAATTAATTCTTTGACATCATCATGGAATCGTATGCTAACAGGATTATAGGATATAGCATGATGACTTTGTACTTTTCTATTGTACTGGTTATGTGTTTGTACATCAATACTATATGTAGGAAGGTCTACACTTTTAACAAGTATAGGTATTTCAAGTTGATCTATTGTGTTAAAAAGTGTTGCTGCTTCTGCGGTAAACTCAAATACCACATGAAACAGATGACCATGACGTGGCTGTAGTTCAAAGTTATTGTCAACAAAAGTGCGTGACGCATGTTTGTAGTCACGCACTGTTTCGCCTGAGGTTAAAGGTGATAGTGAATTATTTACACTAGCCATGGAAAACTCCTATTAGCCAGTAATAGTTTGACCCAGTGTTCTCGCTACACTTGAACCAACGCCATCACCCAGTGGTGATTGAACAGCGTTATCAAATCTAATAGTCATTGCAACTGTTGCTGCTTCCTGACTTGCATAGTTTAAATCACCATAGTTGATGTTTTGAATAAAGCAACCGTATAGTTCCCAGGTTTCAAGTACACTTGGTGCATTTGCACCATTTCCACCGTCTAGTACTTCAAAACGTGTAATGAACTTGTAGTCGATACCTGAACTAGCACTGCTTTGCTCCATCATATCAAACTGTTTCTGTACTTGCTCTCCGCATAACTTAGTTACGCCTCCATTAACATCGTCACGTAGATTAACTGTAACTGTATCCCATTGATGTTTGCCAATCAAATACACTCTACTGTTGTAAACAGGAATCTCAAATTCTTCGAATGTTACACTTGGGCGTGTAATATCCTGTACCTGTTTAGTCATTTCAGTACGTGGACTACTTACACCAAAGTTCTCAAATGACGCACGAAAGCGGTATTTAAGTTTTGGCATAAGCAAGCCTTGACTTGCTGCACTCTGATCACCATCTAATGGGACTGTAAATTTTGTTAATGATGAAACTGACATGTCGTTTCGCTCCTATCTAATTATAAAAGTATTTATCTAATTTCAGTCATAAAAAAAGGGGGGCATTTCCGCCCCCCAAAACTTTTTTTATTTTACACTGTTTGTGTTGCTGCTAGGTTTCCACTTGCAATCTCACCTGTGTTCTTAAGTCTGATTGGAATAAAGATAAATTCCGCAGCCTTTGTAGGTTCAATAGCAATGTCAACATACAGTTCATTACGATCAATTCTATCTGGAGTATTGTTAGTTTCATCACATACTACCAAGTAATCGAATACACCACGCTTTGCAACCAAATCATTGAGAGTTTGTTCGACCTGTTGTTTGATCTCGTCTCTGGTGATCTTATCGTTTGGTTCAAACACAAATCCTGTTGCAATATCCTGCATTTGTCGTCTGAGATAACCTGTCAAACGTGCTACGTTAATACGATCCAATGCACTTGTGCTTGCTGCACGAGTCTTGTTACCGTAGTTAAGTATACCTGCACCGTTAAAGAATGCAATTGGATTAATGCGATTAGTGTATAGTGTATCTCTTACACTCTCACGAATGTTGTCATTAACAAATGCACCTGTTGTTGCATTAATATAACCAATACTTGCAACATTGTCTACTAGTCCACGACGTGATCCTGCTGGTGCAAACCATGGGAAACTAATATCATCGCTTCTTGCAAGTGTGCGCAACATCATATGACTTGCTGGGACAACAATTGTATTGCCACTTAGGTCATTTGTTGTAGCACTTGGATAAAACACACCCAAGTAAGGATCACTAGTTACTAGTCCATCCTCATTGTTGTCTGATGCTGCCGCTGTGTTAGTTGCATAGTTTTCAATAGCAGTGCTTGTTGCTGCCAATCTCATTGGTGTATCACCAATTACAAATGCTGTTTGGCGTCTGTCATTATTCAGAGCAACCATGTTGCTAATTAGCTCTGGGTACCCAGGTGCTGCAATAGCATTAAACAGTCTTGCATCTTCACGAAGTTCTGTGCTTGCATCCAGTGCAGATTTCATTTCTGTTGAAACAACACTACGAACTGCTTTGCGTCCAAATGTACTTCCACTTGATGTTACCCATGCATCCTTTTCTGTAGGAAGTGTTGGGTATACACTTGTGTCACTAAAGTTAGTGCGTGACAAGTAGTCGCTTCTAAACTGCTTTACACCATATGAACTACGGCGTGTGTTAAACAGTAGCATGCCACGTGGATAAATTGTTGGATCAGGGCGATCAATATCCAAGTAATCGCTTGTTAACAATGTTTTAGTTGTTGGAATTGTTCCTGTAACAACATCAGTTGTGCCATCGCCCATAAAACGTGCATCACCAAAGATGATACCATTTTCAGTTGTGTTGTCTGTTTTATCAATTAATACCCATTTTGCTTCACCACTTACAGTCTCACGTCTGTAAAGTGCTGGATAATTCTCAAGATCACTTGTGTTAATCCACAAATCACCGTTGACTAACGCACTATCATCGCTCTGTGTTGTTGGTTCTGTAGTGCTAAAAATTACACCTTCTGGATCTGTATTTGCTAGTGCAAATCCACGAGTATCAGTTATATTGTGATAGCCCTTCCAAGTTGTACCATTGTGTACCATAATGTCTGCTTCGAATCCACCATGATACCAATATGTTAGATCAGTTGGATTTGCACTTGGAGCACTTGTACTTGCAGTGTATGTATCTGCAATCCAGTTACTAAGAATTAGGTCACTGTCATTTCCTGCACGAACCTGCTTAGTAGTAATTGCTGTACTAATACCTGCAGTTGCTAGTGGAGTACCAGTTGTGTCTTTCAATACAATTACACCGCCTAGTGCATGCTTAATCTGTATAGCACCTGTGCTTAGTATACTAGCACTAACGTTTGCAACATTTGCACCGTTAATATCTGTTGCTAGTGTTGTAAGTGTTGCACCACTAAGTGTTACTTCTACTGCAGTGCTAAGTGTTGCGCTGTTTGCTACACTTGCTTGGATTGTAAATTTGTTACCTCCAGTTAGTGATGCAGTTGTTACAGTGCCTGTGACTTCCAATGCTCCTGAACTGTAGCGTTTGAATAACTTATATGTTACAGTATCATCTTCACTTACATCATATTGAATATAAAAACTACCTGCTGTAATATCACTACCACCGCCTGTGTCTAGGTTCTTAAGTGCAGTCTGATCGTTTGTATATGCTGGAGCACTTGCACTTCCAAATAATGCTGTACTGCTACTATATGAACTTACATCTGCTAGGAATCCTAGATTACTGCTTGTTGTTTTAACCCATACACTTCCTGCTGGACGTGGAACAGTGTCTGTTGACTTCCATGCTGGAACTGTATAATGTGGATCCTGTGCAATAAGTGGTCTTGCATATGTGCCTGCTGTCAAGCCTGCATCTGTAAGGACTGAACCACTTCCGTTAGCAATAACAATTTTTCCGTCTGCATTACTGTCTACACCTACTGCCGTAGCGTTAGCATAAATTTCAATTTTGTTATCATGCACATCTGCTGTAACACCTGTAATGCTTGCATTGTTAATGCTTGTCTTTAGGTCAGTTACAGTACTGCCTATCATTGTAACAGTGGTGCCGTTAATTGTAATTGTGTTGCCCTGTGTAAATCTTGGACTTGCAACTGTGCCTGAAATTGTTGGGTGTGAAATCATCCATGCCGCACTACCTACAAGCACCCATGCATTACTGCGGTTCTTGTAATAAACAGGATTGCTTGTGTTTGTTGCAACCAATGCATAATCACCAATTGCACCAATTGAAGTTTTCGGAACACCGCCATCTAAATCTGTTGTAGTTGTAATAACTGTTGGGACTTTATTTGTAAATGCACCTGTACTTTGGTTCCACTCAAATATTCCCCAGCGTGTATCAGAACTTACATCCCACCAAACTGTACCGTTTGTTGGATTTCCAAGTGGTCTACTTGTGCTACTTACTAATTGTGCAAGGTCTACATCTGCACGAATTACATATGCTCTGTTGCTTACACCTAATAAACTGTATGCAGCCATCAAACCATATTCATTCAATTCATAACCATTGATAGGTGATCCTGCTGCAGTGTTGTAAAATGTTGGATTACCGAAAGTACTTGTAAGTTCTCTCTGGCTTCCAATTAAGAAGGTACTTCCAGCATTTGCTGCAGTTGTTCCTGAAGCAGTGCCTGTGCCTGTACCACTTGTCTTATCTTGTGCAGTTGCAATAACAATTGCTGCTACTGTGCCTGCGGCTGATGGAGCATAGTTACTTTCATCAATAACTGTAACTTCTACGCCTGGTGATATTAGTGCCATGTTTTTCTTCCTCAATTAAGGTCTTTTGTTTTAATAATACTATTTATAAAAACAGCCGTAAAATACCCTTATTTGTAGAATCCCTTTAAAGGTGCGTGTTAAATACACTATGAGACCTACTTGTGAGACATGCGGACAGCGTCCTCGAGCAGTAAATTACCGCAAGGACGATAGAATCTTTTATAGGAAAAAATGCGAACAGTGCTTGAAGTTACACAAGCCTGTAAAGCCATTATGGGTTGATAGTGGATATAAAGTAAAACGTAACTGCGAGGCTTGTGGATTTAAACCTGTGTTTCGCAGTCAAGTAATTGTTTTTTATATAGATGGAGACTTAAAAAATATTAACAATCGCAATCTGAAAACTGTGTGTCTAAATTGTAATGCTGAACTTGTTAAAACGGGATGGTCCCGAGGGTCGTTAACACCTGACCTTTGAGGTCATTAATACTAGTGTCGTTAAGTATCACTTCGTCTTTACGGGCTTTTACCCATTTCCATTCGCTGGTATGTACGTCTTTAGGTGCAACGCCAGTTGTCTCATATTCAATAAGCCACTGTGGATCTGGACCACGTTTTACTTCCCAGACTTCTCCGCCAATATCATGTAACATATTCACTTCATTTTCAAAACGTACATCTGGTACAACATAGTTTTGTTCTGGATTGTCTAGTATAGTTTTTTTCAGTAGGCTTACCCAGACTCCATCATAAAACCCATCACGCATGCAATCAGTGCCAAATAACTGAAGCACCAAACGAGGACTAATTTCCATTTTTGTTTCATTACTCCAAAAGTCGTCTCTAAG